CCCCAACCCAGCACAGGTGTCATGGACGATGGGAAATGGAACCAGTTTCCTGATTCTATCGTCCAACCATCTAGCAGTTGCCCACATACCCTGATTGTACATTAGGTTACGTAAGGCAACGATGGATGACAACTCATGTGCATCAGCGCGTGATGCAGGAAATACCAGACGGGTCTTTACGATGGAGACATCGTGTCCCGCCCAGTACTCCTTGCCACAAGACTCTCTGAATGAACCACTCCAGAAAGACTTGCTCGCGTTCACCCGATACCCGTAGGCTTCGAGTTTAGCTACCACGTCGGGCGCAATATCGTTGGGAACAAGTAGATCATCCCCGTAGACACGCACCTTACCAAGGAAGGATTTTACATCCTTCCTGGTCAACCGGCGACTTTGCGTCGACCCTATGGCCATAAAGATGATTGTTGTGAAAACAACCGCCTCCATGGCGAAAGTCATCGCAGAACCCATAGACGCGAACTTGGCTAGGTGGATTACACCATGGCCTCGTACACTTGCCGTCAAACTTCTGGTAACTCCGACCGCCTCTGCTAAGAGACGATGACGTCGGAACAGAAGTTCTACATGCAGGTTCGAAACTCGATCGGAAGCTTCACTCAAGTCGAGTGTAGCAAGGGAGCCCGCAAGGGATCCTTCTCGAGCCATCTGCTGATTAGGCAGCTGGTCATCGAATCCGATAATGCGTGAGAGGAAGTCATCCCTCTTATACGCACTCAGGAACTCGCGTAGCACTGCTTGCTGCATGTACTGCATACAAACAGGCTCGATAGCGATTATCCTGGGAGATTTCGGCGTTTTAGGAACAGTCACAACCCTGACGGGTGTTTCTGCACCAGGTTCAGCCCAAGTTACCGCATCTAACGCATCAGCGTAATGATGGCCAGGAACCAGATAATCCCTCGCGGGAAACACTGATTCCAAACGGTCCGTCCAACTACGTGAAGCGTATTTGTGGTTTCCCACAACACGCTCAGCAGTCTTGCCGGGCCCGTGCTTCGGAACGAGGTAATCCTGAAACAAGGATTTCTCCATGTCCAAGAATACATCGCGGAAAAGCAAGTTGCTGTAGTAGACAAATTCATCCACCATCTCCTCAGAAAGGAGACTATCGCTAACTCTAACTTCGGCTTCACACTTGATGTACCCATCAATTGCCTTTTGTACCCTTTCGGGAGTGCAATCGATTTCGATCTTGCTGTGCAACGAACAAATCTGTCGCACAGCTTGAACGGCATACGGGCAAGCATCATCAAGAAGTCGACCAGTACCACGGTCGAACACTTTGCCAAGGAAACCCGATAAGAAATCCGGGAAACCTACGCGTCCCCTCCTTTTAAAGGGAAGGAACACGTCGTGGCGCACCTCTTTCCGATCCAGACTTCTCTCGAAGTCCTTCGTGAATTGAGGAAGGGTAATCGTTAGAAACGACATCCCCTCGTGTTTGAACCGATCCGTGATCGTTTTTTGATCACGGATGGTGCTAACGCCAACAATGTCACCGCATTCTTGGGTGACAACCAACGAGAGCAACATCAGGCTTTTCATCTCGTCCCCCTTTCGAGGGTAACGGAATCCATAGCCATGTTGCACGCAGATTCCTCGGTTACACTGGGGTACTAATCCCAGTCAATACCGAGCAGCATCTAGGACTCTCCACCAAGAAGTTTGATGGAGTTGGCGGCTGACGAAGCCGTCATCCAAGTGCTGAACGCACCGACGACTGCCTGTTGTTCCGTGATGGTGTAACCCACCTTTGGAACATCCACGTAAAAGCCAACCGTGAGGCTAGCGATAAACGAGGACCCCGTAGTAAGGGGATCAGCTGTCG